CATATCCGCACACCGACGCATACTTGGTCACCTCTTGATTTAGGTCATAAAAATTATTGCCTGTTATAAAATCGGTTAAGCACTTTTGAGCTTCACTAACGCCGTCCTCTCCACCTGTTTCTTCCAGTGAATCATTATCTGTGGCATAACTATATGCGGCAGCTTTTCCTGCAAAATATCCAATCATAACATCATTTATCTCACCAAAGAAATCATGATTAAGTCTGTTGTTTAATTGCTTGCCGCCTAATACTTCCAAATCCCTATCTATGAACCTTGGCTCCCGTCCAAATATAGGTACTTTATCTTCATAGCACTTATATCTCTCGTACAAGTTCTTTGTATGTAAACGATTTGCGCCATGCCTTGCCGTAAGTTTGCTGATAATCTCCTCTGTTATTCCTTCCCTGTCAAGCGCATCTATAAACCCTGTAAAATCAGGATAGTCCTCATCTCTTTTCATTTTTTACCTCCTTCCTGTTTTTTAGCTTTGTATCATAAAATACTTTACCGTTCGGTAGTATTGTAAAACCGCATTTATAGCAAACCCGTACATCCCCATGTGTGACAAAACAATGGTGGCACATTAAAGCCTCCTTCCTGCAACCGCCTTACTCTTAAATGAAAGCGGCTCTAATGCATAACGCATAGCATCCATAAGGTGGTTAAAATCATCAATAGGCACATTTATCTTTTCACCCGTTTTCTTATCAGTGTCCCAAGTGTAGTTGCTTATTTCAGTTATAAAATTCACGCATTTTGGGTGAATAATTATGTGATACCCTTGAATAAAGTCAATTCCGTTTCTAATACTGTCGGGACCTTTGATAGCAGGAGTTACCCTTTGCAATCCCAAATGCCTTAGTCTGTCAATGCTCTTTTTCTCCGCACTGTCGGCTCTTATACGCTCCTTGGCATATCCCATCTTAGTAACTTCATCCGCTATAGCTTCATTGCTCATGCCCTTCTTGTACATCTCATCAAATATCCATATTGTCTTGCTTTTCGTATCTACAAGACCGCAGAACAAAGCACTTGGGTCGTTTGTATAACCAAAGTCAAGCCCGAATACCGACTGTATTGTTGATATCTTTTTTATCTCGTTTATATCAAAGGCTTTTTCTTCCCAGTTTTCGTATACAAGGCCGTCTACTATACCCCATTCACCAAGCCCTGCGACTTGATACCTTCGTGGGTTATTCTTTTTCATTGACTCAAATACTTTTAAGTCAGCCTTATCCAGCCATTCATTGCAAAGATAATTTGTAGTCATTGCAAGAACTTCATCATCCGGAATATCAAAGAACCTTTTCTTTATCCAGTGATGCTCGTTCCAAGGATTCAGGGTTATTGTTATCTGCTTAAACAGTTTTACATCTTCAGGTATAGCACCTCTTATTGACTCATCAAGCATATTGAAGTCGTTTTCATTTGATATCTCATATGCCTCCTCCAACCACATCCAACAAAGATACCCTTGTTCCACTGTGATTGATGTAATCTTAAGCGGATCATCAAGGCCCCTGAAATATATCTTTTGCCCCGTCGGTATGTAAGTCATCTCAAGCGGTGATTCTTTCTCTTCCCAATGGTTTTTAACCTTCAGTCTCCTTATCGCCCACTTAAGCTCCGTAAAGCAACTATCCTTTAAGGTTCTGAATACTTTGCGGACCACAAGCAGGTTAGCCTGCGGATACTTCATAATTGCCCATATATACCATAATGCGGTGGTCTTAGACTTTTTACTTGCTCTACTGCCTTTACAGACTCTGTATCTGCCTTTATACCGCCAATATGTGCCATATCCTTTGCCTACCACCTCAGGTAGTTGAATATTAACAGAATCAGTCTTCAAGTTCATCACCCCCTGAGATAATTACCGGCACATTGGCAGTAAGATCCAACTTGTCTTTAAACAGCCCCATACGCTTACCTAAAAGTTCAGCCGCTTTCAATCGTTCTTTCTCATCAGGAGCCTTCTGCAACCTTCTCGCTTCGCTACAGCCGTCTCCAACTCCCTCAACGACCACAATTTCTGACTGGGTTTCACCTCTAAGCACTGAAGTCAAGTAAGCAAGTACCTCATGTTGGTCGGCAATCTTTTTATCTGATAACTCTTTGAGTTTTTCGCCAATATAGGTTTGTATGACAAGTTTTGACAAGTTTTCAGTTGCTATTCTGTTTGCCGTCTTCTTGCTATATCCTGCCTTTACGGCTGCATCTGTCGCATTCCCACTGATGATATATTCATCAGCAAATCTCTGTTGTTTTAAAGTTAATTTGATATATCATCAGCTCCTTTCTAAAATTTTGAATCAAAAAAGACAGCCGTTAAGCTGTCTCTCAAGAAGAAAAATATTTAGTAGACTATCCTTTAACTTTTGGGGCAGGGAAACATCAATAAAAGCCTGCCCCTATATCATACATTAAAGGAGGATTATGAAAAAGTATACTTGCTTTAAACTTTTCACGTATACACTATATCATAGATCCAATATGAACTACTATGAACTAATCATATATTTTTCAAATTCTTTTAAAGCTCTGCCGTGTAACTTATGGATCCATCTAAAAGACATATGCGTATCCTCTGCTATCTGCTCAAAAGTTAGATTAGACACATAATACATTGACAGTACAACCCTGTACTTATCATTATCCAATTTATCTATTAGTCCTATAGCTCTTACCCTCAAATCGCATAATCTCTTAATATCACTCTCTATTTGCTTCTCTATTTCTAGTGCTTTTATTATAGCGTTTTCAGTACCACCACTGCTCCCACCTTGCACTCTTTCTGATAAATTTACACTGGTTTTAGTTGTTAAATCATCTAATCTTTCCTTCTCAAGCTCCTTGGCCTTTATAAGACAATCAAGTGTTTTTAATTGCCTTAAGTATTCTTTTGCCGTCACTTACTCACCTTCCTTTTTCAACATATCAGCCTTTATCAAATCGTATAAGATATCTAAGGCTGTGCGATTGTCTCTGTATCTACAATTTGGCTTTTTATGTATCCTTGGATCATCTTTTTTCCAATCCTGTATATCAAAGCAGACAGGACTGACAAATATGAATTTACAACCTCTGGCAATGCACAAATAATAACGCTGTGAATCTTTGGATTCCCCCCTGCATGGTTTAAATCCAAATCTTTCAAATTCTTTTACATCTATATTCGGTATTAACATCTTCCCTACTTCTCTTATTTTGCGTTTTAAGACGTTTAAATCTCTTGCCCTATAAAAATATCGGCTAAGGCGTTTTACCCGCCTTAAAACGCACTCTAGCGGTCTTAAAATTGATTTTAATTCTTTATTGCTATCTCGCCTCCGCATGCGGCATATCCTATCAAATCCACCCAGCTGTCTTTACTCTCATAAAAGCTGCCCTTTATTCTTGCTATCTTAAAAAGGCACATCATTATTGCGACATCTTCAGCCCCTAAATCTGTATCCAGATAAGCACTCCATAGCCTTGCTATATCTGAAAAATTATCCTCCGGCTCTCCGTACTGTAAATTTCTGTCACTGCATACGCATTTTTCTGCTTCTGCTAAAATCTCTGTTCTTGTCATTGTTTCTCCTTGATCTTATACACACACAAGCCCTTCAAAGTTTAAAACGCCTTTTATGTAAACTGTCTCCCCTTTTTCATTTCCATAAAGCCCGATATCTTTACCAAATGGCTTCAGTAACTGTACATCTACAAAAACCAATTTTCCCTCTTTAGTCTCAAAAATCTTAAGCTCTTTATCCCCGGATTGCTTTATCATCCCCGTATCTGTCAGTTTCCGTTCTTCCTCATCCACATCCTTAAATAAACTCTCCACTGCTTTCGGTGTATGCTGCTGGAGTTCTGTGCTTAGCATGTATAAGTTGGCGGGTATCAAAAACAGAGACATAGCACTATGTGTAACTGGTATATATTCACTCCATCCAATGATTAATGGTTTATAAATTATATAATCCGACTTTTTGCCCTTTAACCTCGCATAAAATATATTTTTTACCGCATCCGCCTGTAATTTCCCAAAATCCAACATTTTCTCAACCTCTTTTTATTTCCAGCCAAAATCCTTTAGCTCCATCTTTTTCGTAACAATACTTCGTATCAACTTTTAGTTCCTCCCACAACTGATACGCCATTGCTTCCATGTCGTTTTTATCAACGCATTTTATATATTTATCTTCGCTCATTCTTTTCTTTCTCTCCATCAAAGTCCCTGTATCCACCCTTTACCCTAGCCTCAAGTTCATCTATGTACGCCTCAGCCACATGCCAAGCTATAGGATTATCAGGGAATTCAGTTTCCACATGGTTTAACAAATTTACGATATGGCTGTCCGCTAGCTTTTTATCTGTGCTTTCATCAAATCCCTTAACACTGTTCCACCACTTGTTATGTATGTAATTTATCATCACTGTTATCTTGTCATTCGTCATTATCTCTTTATAGTTCATATCCTTAAAACTCCATAATTGTTTCTAAGCTTATAATAATAAACTTATTTGTAGTATAACTATCTGACAATTTATATTTGTGTAGCGTTAATATTAATATATTTTATATATATGTATATTATGTCAGATACTGCAAACACCTTACTGCAACCAACATAACCACCGGTAACTTTTGTTTTTTACCCCTTGGATACCCCTTTAAACTCTTTATTTATGCGGGTTTAAGGCACTGCATAACCAAGTAACCATAAAAAACACATCCTCGCATATAGGGGAAATATTTATTAATAAAAATATTTAAAAAAATTTTCCCTATATATACATATACATGTGCATGGTTTCAGTGGTTATTCGGTTACCACACCCCTTAAAGCCGCTTAAACTCTAGCTTTTTTGGTTTTTTTTCGGAAACCATATAATTTTTAGGTAACTACAAATTGGTTTGTATTTATCAGATAATTTATTAATCAAACGGTAATATGTCATTATTAATCATATTTATTTGTTCAAAACCACTACTAAAATCACTATTATCTGATAATTTTAACTTAACACAACGCACAGGAGTCCCATTGAATTTTTTCAAAGAATCGGTTCTCCCCTTATTCGTCAGCAGTAAATTTTTATCATTTGCCCATTTCAAAAACGATACTCTTGAAAATCCTGACTGTTTGCAAAGATCTGACATAACAGTTGAAATAATTACAGCATAACCGTCTTCTATAATCCCCCATTTCTCCACAACCTCGTTTTGTGGATCAAACCTTGCGGGGTTCATGGCCACCTTATCAACGA